GTTCCTTGGCTACCAACAGTACCTTGGCTACCAACGGTACCTTGTGATCCAACAGTGCCTTGGGCTCCAGTTGTACCTTGAGATCCGACAGTTCCTTGGCTACCGACTGTTCCTTGAGAACCAACAGTGCCTTGGGCTCCAGTTGTACCTTGAGAACCTACTGTACCTTGGCTACCGACTGTTCCTTGAGAACCAACAGTTCCTTGTGTACCAGTTGTACCTTGGCTACCAAGAGTTCCTTGGCTACCGACAGTTCCTTGTGAACCGACTGCTCCCTGTGCACCAGTGGTTCCTTGTGAACCTAAAGTTCCCTGGCTACCGACTGTGCCTTGAGATCCAACTGTACCTTGGGTACCGACAGTACCTTGTGCACCAGTTGTACCTTGAGAACCGACATCACCAGTACGAGCAAACGTTACAAGAACATCACTAGTATCTGGGATATCTCCGCTACCTACAAGTGGAGTTACATCTAAGTTGTACCAGCCAGAGTTATCAACCATTGAGTTGATTGCCCAGAGGCCGAATACCGCAGTATTTCCTTTAACAGTTATTTTTACATGGCCCTTAATTGGTGATGTTGAATCATCAATAGTTTGTAGATAAGCAGCCATATCAAATGCATTAATATCATTTTGATCAATTGCAATGTGTGTTGATACTGAAGTATCAGCAGTATTGAATCTAATTTTTCCTGATCCTGGATCAGCCATTGTTGTACTAGATGCAGTTTCGTACTCAACAGTTACACCGCCGAAGTTACCTTCTTTACCTTGTACACCCTGAGAACCAACAGTACCTTGTGTACCAACAGTACCTTGAGAACCAACTGTACCTTGAGAACCTACTGCACCTTGAGTACCGAGAGTTCCTTGTGAACCTACAGTTCCTTGAGCACCGACTGTACCCTGGCTACCAACAGTTCCTTGTGAACCAACGGTTCCCTGAGATCCAACAGTTCCTTGAGTACCATCTGTACCTTGTGATCCAACAGTTCCCTGTGAACCGACTGTACCTTGTGAACCTACTGTTCCTTGGCTACCAGTTGTACCTTGTGAACCTACGGTTCCTTGTGAACCTAATGTTCCCTGTGAACCTACAGTTCCTTGAGCACCAGTAGTTCCTTGAGAACCTAGAGTGCCTTGAGTACCAATAGTTCCTTGTGAACCAACTGTTCCTTGTGCTCCTTGAGCACCAAGATCACCAGTACGTGCAAATGTGAATAAAAGTTCTTCGCCATTGCTAAAGGTTCCATTACCAGAGACATAAGCAACGCCAACAGTAAACCAACCTGTTTGATCAGTAACACCAGAGATTGTATAAAGAGCAAATACAGAAGTATTATTTTTCTTAGATACTTTTACGTGACCCTTTATAGTAGATGTTGAATCATCAATAGTTTGTAAGAAGTTAGAGACATCGTAGTTACCATCAGAAGGGTTAATGTCTAATGCAAGAATTGTTGCTGAGGCTAACGTAGCACTATTTAGACGAGCATAGTTGTCGCCTGGGTCTGTCATGCTTGTGCTATTACTGTATGTATATTCAACTGTAATACCACCGAATGAACCTTCGGTACCTTGTGTTCCTTGCGCTCCGTTATTGCCGTCAATACCTTGAATTCCGTTTGTACCTTGAGAACCTACAGTGCCTTGTGATCCGACAGTACCTTGAGAACCTACTGTGCCCTGAGCACCGACTGTACCTTGAGAACCGACTGTTCCCTGTGAACCTACAGTTCCTTGTGCACCTTGTGCACCTAAAGTTCCCTGTGTGCCTTGTGAACCAACAGTACCTTGAGATCCAACTGTACCTTGTGATCCAACAGTGCCTTGTGCACCTGTTGTACCTTGACTACCTAAAGTTCCTTGTGTACCAAGTGTTCCCTGTGCACCAACGATACCTTGTGTACCTTGTGCTCCAGTAGTTCCTTGTGTACCTTGGCTTGCGTTAATCCACGCAGTACCATTCCATGTCTTTACAACTTTGTCGGATGTGTCATAGTAAATCTGACCTTCGACTGGATTTGCTGGTGGTGTACCTAAGTTTTGAACTTTGGCATTTTGTAATTCAAGTTTGTTTAAATCAATTGGGGTTAAAAACTTACGGGCCATATTTTTTTATCTCCTTAAGATAAATAAGCGTATCCGCTAAAGGCTGATTGGAAAGAGACCGTAAGTGAGTTCGAATTAGTGTACGTAATTTCACCTTCAACAATGTTACCAGCAGAGTCTACAACTGTAACGTTAGGTTTAAATCCTAAATTATGATTAATTGTCCAAGAGGCACTGGCTGCTCCTTGGGTATGCTCATATGCCACATAGGTAGCAATATTTTGAAGAGTTCCTGGATCACCTTTAGTTCCTTGTGCACCTTGTGTACCAAGAGTTCCTTGGGTACCTAATCTTCCTTGAACACCTTGAGTACCTGCGCCTAATAAACCTTGAGTACCTTGTACGCCTTGTAATCCCTGTGCTCCACGTACACCTTGCGTTCCTTGAGTACCAGTTGTTCCTCCACCGCCACTACAACTTCCACAACCACATCCTGCGGGATGGTTTGTACCATCTGGTGTTGTAATTAAAACAACGTCATTGACTGCAATTGGTACCTGATTAGCCCCTGGGCGTTGATATTGTGGGCTCATTGGCTTACCTCTGCTGTCTTAAAAATTTTGCCTGAAACATATGTATGAGTTACATTATCTCCGTTTGTTAATTGTACATCGTAGTATGAAGTTCCAGGAAGCAAACGTGTTTGGGCACCTGTAAGAGATAATACTAATGTACGAAGGTTGTCTCCGTCTTCTGTAATGGCTGGTTTTGTTATTGTAAAAGTAGTTATTAATTGAGCCGCTCCTGGAAGTGCTCTAATTTCTGCTAATGGAGTAAGGGTATCTACCTCAATACCTAAACGAATACTAAATTCATAAGCATCACCTTCATAAACATTTAAATCTTGAGTAACAACTGTTACAGGCAATTCAACATTACCGTAAGTAGGAGTAGGAAGATGAACACGAACAGGGCTTGAAGCATCATCAATTTCTTGAGGTTGAAATATTGGAATATAATGATTTGTAGTTTTAGAAATTCTACGTAAACTAAATACATCAATTTTGTAAAGACCAATACCAAGTTGTGAACATAATTCTTTGTATTGTTCTTTTCTGGTTTGAATCATTTGCATTAATTGCTGGTATCTTTCAGATCGTGGAATTGTTACACCATCTGGAGCAAATACGTTAATATCAAAAGCAGCATCATTTGCTAAGGTATATAAAGCAAGAGTTGAAGCATATACAACGACTGGATACTCTTCTAATGTAGGTAAGTTCATTAAACTTACATTTCTACCATAAGCATCTGTATGAAATGCTGAGTGTTGAATAAAGGCATCACTTACAAATTGACAAGTTTCAGTATCAGTAAAATAACGGTAGTAGTTACCAGCAACAATAATTGTGTCCCCATCTGCAGGACTGGTATCAAATACTATATAACCCGTAGCCTCTTCAACTTGAACATCGGCTGAAACATCGCTACCGTTTTTATTTGCAACAAGGTTTGCACCATCAAGGGGAGAGTAAGGAATTAAAAATCGATTAGTTGTACCATCAGCCGTGAATGGGTATACAAAAGACTTAGGTGTATCGCCAATTTCAGACCTTAATCGATCCGCAAGGCTTGAAATCGTAGCCACATAACCTCCGTGAATTCTATTTGCTAATCATCTCGTGTAACTAATATTTATTCAGTGCAAAAAAAGGTCCAACTCCCAACTGGGAGGAGGGCGGGAACCAGTTGAGAGTCGGACTATTAAAGACGGGCTAGGTTTAGTTAGGCCGCCAAATATAGCCAAGTTGTTCTAGATAATCTGCAAGTCCTCTTGGAACTCTGTACTTAACACCTGCTTTAAAAGTGTAAGTATCTCCGACTCCAAAAGTCATGTCTTCAATATCAGTAATGGTACGAATGACTACATAGTCATTAGCAGTTGATACTCCAACATTTTCAATTTCGTCTAAAACAAGTGGAGCGTCTGGATTTTTAGGATCAAAAATATCCTTTTCCAAACTTTCTGCCTCAAGTTGGGTAGCGATAGAAATTTCTTCTTTACGCTTTTTTAGTTCTGCTGCATTCTTTTTTGCTGCTTGTTCCGCTGCTTTGCCTGTTGCATCAAGCGGACTTGTTTGTGTATTTGCCACGTTGTTTATTCTCCTAAGTTAGTTGTTGATGGCTGGGAGCCAAAGAAGGAGTATGGCTCCCAGACATCAGGGTAAAGCAAATTAGTTGGTGTAAACCTTACAGATCGCTTGATCTGTAATTACGCCAAGACCCCAGATTGCATACCAAGCAAGAGCGTGCTCACGACCGAAGTCAAGAACGCCACCATCACGAAGTTCAACTGGAAGAGAGATTGCGTGACCAAATGCATTGTCACCAATCATGATTGATTCATAAACTGCAGCACCGTTTCCAGTTGCTGTAGTTAAGTAACCCTTATCTGCTGTGTAATCATCAGATACTGGGTTTCCACCTGATCCTGGGGCTGTGTTAGCCTTTACAGGAACTTCAATCTGTGATGCAGGAACACCAACAGATGTAGAGGTTGTGTAAGAAGCGTTGATTGCTAACTTCTTAACCTGAGTGGTTTCAATGAATACTACGTCGTACAAACGACCAATTTCACCAAGCATGAAGTTACCAGGTGCGGCGTACTTCGTTACTTCAATGAACTCTGGATTTGAACGGATATCACGAGATTGTGATGGGTGAACGAACATTACATAAGTCTCACCTAAGCGAGGAATGTTCTTTCCAGCAAGAGTAAGAGCAGCATCCTTAACTGCGCCAGTTGATAACTTGTAGTTACCATCTAGATCAGAAAAAGCAGTTGCCTTTGTACCCTCGTTGTACCAGTCGTTAACGCCTTGTAGGCTGGTGCGATCATAACCGAATACGGCTGATGTTGCAGCAGACAAGGTGTTACGTGCTTGTACATCTAGGTACTGTGCCATGTGGCGACCTAGAAGACGAGATGCTGAAGCCATTACATCATCAAATGATGCATTAAGTAGCAACTCAGAAACAGCAACGGCATAACCGTGCTCTGCAACTGTAATTGCGATTTGCTCTGCAGTAAGTGCGTTTGTTGTCATACGAACGCCTTCTGTAAGAGGAGTTGGATCAATTGCGAAGTTCTTGTAACGAAGGAAGTTCACACGAAGACCAGGTGCTACACCTAGTTCAGTCTTCTTAACTGC